GGAAGAGGCATTATGGCTCATAGTGGTATGGATCCTAAGTTGTTTAAAAAATTCGAACAAGTATTATCAGGACATTATCATACAGCATCTAAAAAAGACAATATATGGTACCTTGGTAACCCTATGGAATTTTATTGGTCAGATGCGCATGATCCAAAATATTTTCATATACTTGATACTGAAACAAGACAGATAGAAAAAATAAGAAATAATTACACTTTATTTGAAAAAATTGTGTACAATGACAAAGAAATAGATTATAATAACTATAGTAAAAACTTATCTAAAAAGTTTGTTAAAGTTGTAGTTGCAGAAAAATCTGATCCATTTACATTTGACAGGTTTATTGATAACATTCAAAATCAAGATATTTATGAATTAAAGATTGCAGAAAACTTTAATGAGTTTATGGGCGAGAATGTTCAAGACGAAGATATGAGCTTTGAAGATACAGTTGAAATAGTTGATACTTATATTGAAGCAGTAGATACTGATTTGGATAAAGACAAAATTAAAGTTCAAATGAGAGAATTAATGACTGAAGCACAGGCACTTGAAATAGCATGATAATTTTTAAATCTATTAAGTATAAAAACTTTTTATCTTCTGGTAATTACTTTACTGAAATACCACTAGATAAACATAAATCAACTCTTATAGTTGGTCATAATGGCGCAGGTAAATCAACAATACTTGATGCCATATCATTTGCATTGTTTGGCAAACCGCATCGTAAGATAAGTAAGAGCCAACTTGTAAATTCTATAAATCAAAAACAAGCAGTTGTTGAAGTTGAGTTTACTATAGGCAAAGCTCAATTTAAAATTGTAAGAGGCATAAAGCCTAATATTTTTGAAATATGGAAAGATGGAAGCATGATTAATCAATCATCGCATTCTTTAGAATACCAGAAGATCCTTGAACAAAATATTTTAAAACTTAATCATAAAAGTTTTCATCAAGTGGTAGTATTAGGTTCGTCATCTTTTATCCCTTTTATGCAGCTTAATGCTGGCCACCGTAGAAATGTTATCGAGGATCTTCTGGATATTAATATATTTTCAAAAATGAATATTATATTAAGAGAAAGAAATTCTATACTTAAAGAAAATATTAATAAAATAAACAATGATACTAATATTGTTAAAAGTAAAATAGAACAACAAACAAAATATATACGTGATATTGCAGCAGTTACTCAAGAAAACAGAAGTAAATATGAAAAGCAAATTAAAAAAGCTCAAGAAAAAATAAACATCTTACAAAATGAAAATAGTGAACTAAGTAAAGAACTTGAGTCAAACACTGCTAGCGATGAATTAAAGAAACTACAAACAGAAAAAAATAAAATTATAAGTGATGTTGCTACTATAAAGCAGGAAATGAAAACCATAGCAAAACGTGGTATGTTCTTAGAGAAAAATGATGAATGTCCTACGTGTGAACAACCTATTCAAAATAAAGACAAACTTATAACTGAAACAAAGAATGAAGCTTATCAAGTTCAAACTTCTTTAAGTGGAGTAGAAAATAGTGGGGCATTAATTGATGCTAAGATTTCTTCATTGGAAGACGTAATTGCTAGCATAAGAAAAAAGACTGATACTATCAATGTAAACAATAGAGAAATTGTATCTTTAAATCAAAGCAATCAAGATTTACAAAAATATTTAGAAAGCGAAGTTGCAGCTGATTTAACTGGTGCTAAAAAAGATTTAGAAAAAATGAATAGCGATAAAGAAAGTTTATTCGAAGAAAAATTAAGACTTAATGAGCAGTTTGGATATAATGGTGTTATAGCCGAGATGCTAAGAGATACTGGTATTAAAACAAAAATAATAAAACAATATTTACCAGTAATTAATAAACTTGTTAATCAATATCTACAAACACTAGATTTCTTTGTTCATTTTAATTTAGATGAAAACTTTAATGAAACTATAAGATCTAGACATAGAGATGCTTTTACGTATGATTCATTTAGCGAAGGTGAAAAACAAAGAATTGATTTATCTTTACTATTTACGTGGAGACAAATAGCAAAGATGAAAAACTCAGTAGCTACTAACCTACTGGTACTCGACGAAACATTCGATTCTTCTCTTGACCATGATGGAATCGAAAATTTACTTAAGATATTATACACTCTTGATGAAGGTAGTAATACTTTTATTATATCTCATAAGGGTGATATACTTGATGGAAAATTTGAGTCGAAAATTGAATTTGTAAAAGATAGAAATTTTTCTAAGATTAAAAATTAAATGTTTACTTTTACTAAAAAATGGTGTATAATATATTATAAAATTAAAAAGGACTCTTTACATAATGCAAGAAATGTATCAATTAAATCCGCGTGAAACATATCTTCAACCATTTTTAAAGTTACAAGAATGGGGACTTACTCAACAAATGATTGACACTATTAAAAATTCAATGAAAGTTAGTCCTGCAGGATTTTATGGAAGTGATAATAAAGATAGTAACTTAATTCGCAGCACAGATGTTGATTGGATTGATTTTTATATGCATCAAGAATTTTATTCAGCGCTTAACAATGTTATTCATCGTGCAAATAATGAATTATTTAAATATGCAATTACACACTTAGAACCTTGTCAATATGGTGTTTATGCTGCTGACAAAAGTGGACATTATGACACGCACACAGACGGTGATTTTAAAGGACAATTTGGATATGTTAGAAAAATATCATTTAGCATTCTTATTAGTGATCCAAAAGATTTTGAAGGTGGTGAACTGCTATTATTACCACACTTTGAAGGAATAAAAACAAATTTACAAAAAAATGAAATTTGTTTTTTTCCAAGCTGGTTACCACATAAAGTAACTCCTGTTACTAAAGGTAGCCGTACAAGTATTGTAGGCTGGATACAAGGTCCAGATTTTGTATAAAATTAAAAAGGAAGGTTTATTATGGAATTAAGTGAAAACACTCTACAAATCTTAAGAAACTTTTCAGGCATTAATCAAAATTTATTGATTAAATCTGGATCGAATATTAAGACTATTAGCGAAGCACGAAATGTGGTAGCAACTGCCGATGTTACCGAAAACTTCGAAAAAGATTTCGGCATTTACGATTTAAGTGAATTCATTGGAGTAATGGGATTAGTCGATACTCCAACACTAAAATTTGAAGATGACTTTGTTACTGTTTCTGATTCATCAGGTAGATCTAAAGTAAAATATTTCTATGCTGCAGAAGAAACACTAACGTCACCTGCAAAAGATGTGACCATGCCAGATGGCGATGTTAAGTTTACATTAGATAATGAAACTCTTAACAAGTTAAAAAAAGCTGCATCAACACTTGGTCATAGCGAAGTATCAATAAAAGCAAATAATGGTGTACTAAGTCTTTCTATTGTTGAAAGTCAAAATGTAACATCAAATGCTTTTTCAATTGATATTGATGGTGATTTTAAACAGGACGCTGTATTTAATTTCATCATAAGTATTTCTAATCTTAAGATTCTTCCAGGAGATTATGATGTAGAAATATCTTCTAAGTTAATAACGCAATTCAAACACAAAGAATTACCTTTAAAGTATTGGATTGCACTCGAAAAAACCTCAACATACGGAGCATAATGACATGTCAGATAATTTAACTCAACTTAAAGATCTTGCTAATAAAGCAAGTAGAAGTACAGTAGCTGTAATAGACGCTGTAACTCAAAGAGGTGGATTTAAAGGTGAAGAACTTTCCACCATTGGTAGCCTTAGAGACCAGTGTATTCAAATCATTCAAATTAGTGAAGCACTTCAACAAGAAGATGCTATGAATGATACAAGTGCTCAACCTGAAGTAAAAGATAAGAAATGAGTGTAGACTTTCTATGGGTTGAAAAATATAGACCTAAGTCTATATCAGATGTAGTCTTACCTCAAACTTTAAAGCAAACCTTCCAAAAAATAGTTGACAGTAAAGAACTCCCTAATATGCTTTTTACTGGCACAGCTGGTTTAGGTAAGACTACAGTCGCACGAGCTCTATGTAATGAGCTCGGTTGCGATTATATTCTTATTAATGGTTCTGAGGAAGGTAACATTGACACGTTAAGAACCAAAATAAAACAATTTGCATCATCAGTTTCACTTCAAGGTGGCTACAAAGTTGTGATACTCGATGAAGCTGACTATTTAAATCCACAATCAACACAACCAGCATTACGTGGATTTATAGAAGAATTTTCAAAAAACTGTAGATTTATTCTTACATGTAATTTTAAGAATAGAATAATTGAACCACTTCATTCAAGATGTGGTGTATATGAATTCAATACATCTAAAAAATCTATGATTGAATTATGTGAATCATTCATGGATAGATGTAAGACAATATTAGATAATGAACAAGTTAAATATGATACTAAACCAGTTGCAGAACTAATAATAAAGTTTGCACCAGATTGGCGTAGAGTATTAAATGAATTACAAAGATACTCTGTTAATGGAAAAATTGATTCAGGAATTGTTTCAAATTTGCAAGATAAAAACTTTGATGATTTATTCTCTCATTTAAAAAATAAAAATTTTAAAAGTATGCGTTCTTGGGTAGTAAACAATATAGATACAGATGCAAGCGCTATTTTTAGAGCTATATACGATAGGATGACAGATAAAGTTGCACCACAATCAATACCACAACTTGTACTTTTACTTGCAGATTATCAATATAAAAATGCATTTGTAGCTGATCACGAACTTAATGTAGTAGCATGTTTAACGGAGGTAATGTCAGATGTCCAGTTCAATTAAATTAACTTTGTATACTCAAGATGATTGTCACTATTGTAAAGTTTTAAAGAAAAAACTTTCAGATTGGAATTATGATTATAGAGAAGTCAATGTGAGTTATGATTTATTTGCTAAAGATTTTTTAAAAAGTGAAGGACACAGAACAGTTCCTCAACTCTATTGGAATGATACACACTTAAATAAACTTCCAACTCTAGATCTTACTAAGAGACATATTGAAAACGAAATCGATTACGAAAATTATGTCGGTGGTGTTGAAAATTGGCAAATACTAAGAACAGCATAAAAACATTATGGCACTATTGGTGTAAGGCTATGGGTAGTCATGCATACGATAATAATAAGAAAGACGACTATGTTCATAATTCTATTAGATCGTTATGGGTGTTACTTCATATAGTTACTTGCTTTGCAATTATATTAAATGCTATAGCTAATCATGGTTGGAGTTTAATAGGATTATGATATTAGAAGCACTATCAATAATAGTTTCTCTCGGTATCTTGTATATTGTGTGGGATAGCTTATACACGCACTATAAAGAAAAAGAGTGGAGACGTAACAACCCGGATGAACACACATGGTTAGAGCAACCAGTAAAAAAGGATAAAGGATTATGAATCCCTTTGAATATTGTAATGCTATAAATTACACTAAGAAAAATATTATGATAGATGATATCACAGAAAAAGCATATTCATCTTACATGGTAAATCGACAGTTGTCTTACTTTCCAGATACCGTTTTAGCTGCAAATGAAATGAACCGTAATCATCATATTGATAGCCGCCTTCAATTTGATTTTTTTATAAATATAATTAGAAAGCGTAAAAGGTTTTCTAAATGGTTCAAACCTGAACAAATTAGTGATTTGGATGTAGTTAAACAGTATTATGGCTATAGTAATGAAAAAGCCCGCCAAGTTTTAACACTCCTATCCACTGATAATATAAACGAATTGAAAAACAAGGTGGCTAAAGGTGGAAGAAAATAATATCGTAGAATGGAACCCAGCAAATATGCTAGAGGTTACACTTAATGAGCCGGACGATTTTCTTAAGATCAAAGAAACACTTACTCGTATAGGTGTGGCATCACGTAAAGATAATAAGTTATATCAATCATGCCATATACTACACAAACAAGGAAGATATTTTATTGTACATTTTAAAGAACTCTTTTTATTAGATGGTAAAAAATCTAATCTTGAAGAGAATGATGTGGGGCGTAGAAACACTATAGCAACACTTATGAGTGATTGGGGATTATTAACTGTAGAAAATAAAGAACAACTACAACCAATAGCACCTTTAAGACAAATTAAAATAATTTCCTTTAAGGATAAAGATCAATGGGAATTGTGTCCGAAATACAATATTGGTAATGGAACAAAACAAAATTAAAGAAGCTTATAGAATATTCTTTTTTATTAAAGGACATCTTAATTGTAGTCAAAAAACAGCACTTGATTGTTATGATAACTATTTTAAGCGCTGTTGGTACAACCAAGAGATGTGGATACGAGAAGAAGCATTTGAAGAAGCTTATGAAAAAAAATTTAACGTTACTGGTTTAAATTAGAAAAAAAAATACTATATATAATATAGGATGCCGAATGGTTCGGGTCCGTACAATAACCTTGCTTAATAGGAGGATACTATGACTGGAAACTTTGTTTTCCCAAGGAACGCTTTTTTAGGTTTTGATCACATTTTCGATGCATTGCAAGACATACATACGCATGCAAACGATGGTTACCCACCACACAATGTCGTAAGAGAAGAAGATAACAAATATGTTATTGAAATGGCTGTAGCCGGCTTCAAGAAAAAAGACATTGAAATTAAGGTGAAGGAACATATTCTAACCATCGAAGGAAATAGAGATAAACGTAGAGAAGCAGATGCTTATGTACACAAAGGAATAAGTGCACGTAAGTTTAACAAATCATTCAGACTGTCGGAATATACCGAAGTAACTGGTGCAGATCTAACGGATGGAATACTAACTGTCAATTTAGAAGTGGTTCTACCAAAAGAAAAGCAGCCTCGTACAATTAACATAACGTAAATTAACGAGGAAATCAATGACAACTTTAACAGCAACTTATGCATATACATGCAAAGTATGCGACGCAGTAGCGTCTTTCTTTAAAAAAACACTTAAAAGAATTCAATTCGGCTTGCAAATGTCAGCTAATAAACGTGTTGCACACGAATTGTGTTCTTTAGGTTTTCATCAAAATAAAGAATTTAAACAAATTCTTCAAATGATGAATGATAAAGCCATAGAAGAATATTACGGTAAAAAGTAATGTGGCCTTATACTGACGAAGAAAACGACTACTTATCACATTAAAAAAGAGGCGGGGTTTACCCGCCTTTTTTATTATAAATAGTAATTTAAAGGAGGCATGGTATGAATATAGACCAATTAAGAAAAGAACTTGAAGTTGATGAAGGAGTAAAGTATGAAATATATAATGATCATCTCGGCTATCCTACTTTTGGGATTGGCCATCTGGTTATCGATATTGATCCAGAATATGGACAAGAGATTGGAACACCTGTCTCAGAAGATAGAGTTGCAGAGGCATTTAATAGAGATGTTGAAACAGTAATTGCCGATTGCGAAGTATTATATCCAGACTTTGATGAACTTCCAGAGGAATGCCAATTAATCATTGCAAATATGATGTTTAATATGGGTCGTCCAAGACTTAAACAGTTTAAAGGTATGAAGCGTGGCGTAGATTCTCGTGATTGGAATGCAGCTGCAGATGAAATGATTGACTCAAACTGGTATAGACAAGTTCCAAATAGAGCTGGTAGATTAGTTAAAAGAATGAGAGCACTAGCCTAATGACAGACGATTTAGATTTTGATTTTGGTTTTACTGCTGTAGATGAGAACGAACTTGAAGCTGTTCAAAAGGCAGCAACACAGGCGGAAACTCTTGGAGCATCTGCGCTTAACACTCAAGAGAAAATAGATAAATTGTACAATGCAATCATTCCATTATTAACAAATTTAAAAAAGAATCCAGAGAAAGAATATATTCTCTGGCCAAACCGATTAGAAAAAGTAGAACAATTCGAGGATCATATTCAAAAAATTTATCGAAATTAATCCTTTACTTTTCTAGAAAACTGTGGTATAATAACTATAATGAAAAATTTTAAAACATTTTTACTTGAAGCTGAAGGAAAAGGATTAACAATCTTCGATATTGACGAAACTATGTTCATCACTAAAGCTCAAGTAAAAGTTGTTAAAGATGGAAAAGTCGTTAAAAAACTGAATAACCAAGAATTTAATACATATAAGAAAAAACCTGGTGAAGAATATGACTTCGGCGAATTTAAAAACGCCGAAGTATTTAATAGGACGTCAACACCAATCGCGAGAATGATTAATAAAGTTAAAGCGATTTTAAAAAACGCAACAAGAAAAGGTTCAAAAGTTATCATTGTAACTGCAAGACCTAACTTTGACAATAAAAAATTATTTCTAGATACATTTAGAAAACAAGGAATTGACATAGATAAAATCTATGTTGAAAGAGCTGGAAATCTTGGTGCAGGTCCAGCTGCAAAAAATAAAGAAATTATCTTTAAAAAGTACTTAGATCAAAAAATATATAAACGTATAAGATTATTTGATGATGCTATGTCGAACTTAAAGATATTCTTATCATTACAAAAAGATTATCCAGATGTAAGTTTTGAAGCACTATTAGCAAAACCGAATGGCTCAGTATCAAGAGTAAGATGATAAACATAACAGAAAAAGCAAAAGACTATTTAACAGAAATGGTGTGGGCTCAAGATAAAAAGTATGCATTTCTTTCTGTTAATGGTGGTGGCTGTTCTGGATTTCAATATAAATGGGATATGTTAGATAATCCAGTAGATGGCCATTTAGTAGAAGATATCTTGTACATAGATAGAATCGCAGAAATGTTTGTCATTGGTTGTACAGTAGATTATGTAACTGAATTTGGCGGATCTTATCTTAAGGTCATTAATCCTAACGCAGTCGCTTCTTGTGGTTGCGGAGAATCATTTTCAATCTAATTAACATGTTAATAACAAAGTTGTGTACTTTTCTTCAAAAGTAGTGTATAATAATACTTAATAATTGAGGAGTAACATATGACTACATTAAAACAACACTACATTAATTTTCAATCACAACCAACAATTCCAAATAAAATTCTTTATTTACAACAAAACCAAAAAGAATTATCACAATATAATATTAACATTCCAAACTTAATATCACACTGGAATAAACAAAAAGAATCATAATGACATTTTACACAAACTTATATCGATACAAAAATAATATCTTCTATCGTGGTTATTCAAATAATGGCGATAGAGTTATTAAAAAAGAACATTATAAGCCAAGATTTTATGTTACATCAAATACTAAAACAAATTTTAAAAGCTTAGACGGACAATATGTTGGACCTGTAGAGTTTAATAGTATGTATGAAGCTGGCCAATGGTTCAAAGATAATATTGAAGTGTCAGGTAGAAGTATATACGGTAATAAAAGATTTATTACACAATACGCTATGGATAAATTTCCACAAGATATTCAATTTGATCGTAATATGATTAACGTTGGTACGTTTGATATTGAAACAGATTATGATGATGGCTTTCCATATCCAGACCAAGCAGCTCATACCATATTATCAATATCATATAAATCAAGTAAGTTTTCAACATATCATGTGTGGGGTTATGGCGATTTTAAAACTGAAGACTCTCTTATAAAAGATGTTAAGTATGTTCAATGTAACAATGAAGAAGAACTTCTTACTAAGTTTATAGAATTCTGGTCTCATCCAGATATTACACCTGATGTTATAACCGGTTGGAATACAAGATTTTTTGATATACCATACATTATTAATCGTGTTGGTAAAGTCTTAGGGATTGAATGGTTATCAAAGTTTTCTCCTTATGGATTACAAATCCCACCACCAAGAATGATACCGAGTCGTGGTAAAGAGAATATGGTTTATGAGATTCCTGGAATACAAACACTCGATTACATGGAATTATTTCAAAAATTTGGTTATACATATGGTCCTCAAGAATCATACGCATTAAATCATATTGCTTATGTTGTACTCGGTGAAAAGAAACTTTCATATGAAGAATCAGGCTCACTTAAAAATCTTTATAAAGATGATTATCAAAAATACATTGATTATAATATGAAAGATGTTCAACTGGTTGACAGACTTGAAGAAAAGCTTGGACTGATTACTTTGGCTATTACTATGGCTTATAAAGGTGGTGTTAATTATCAAGACACATTTGGTGTTACAGCAATATGGGAATCGATTATTTGTAGAAAATTAAATCAACATAACATTATAACTCCTCTTAGTCAACAATTCGATGATTATCAAATTCAAGATGGTAAATCTCACATTGCTGGTGGTTATGTAAAAGATCCGATCCCTAAAAAATATCAATGGGTAGTATCATTTGATTTAAATTCTCTATATCCTAATATCATTGTTCAAAACAATATGTCACCAGAAACAATAGTAGATCATATCGATGATCCTAATAAGTATGTTAGAGCTGCTAATGAAACATATTATCGTAAAGACTTTCAAGGTATTCTTCCACAAATTATTGAAGAATATTATGATGAACGTGTATCAATAAAGAAGATGATGTTGGCTGCTAAATCTCAAATGCAAAAGGGTTATACAGTTCAACTTGATAGAGAAATAAACACTCTTGAAAATCGTCAAATGGCTATTAAAATTCTACTTAATAGTTTGTATGGTGCACTTGCTAACAAACATTTTTTATATTTTAGACCAGCACTTGCTGAAGGTGTTACTCTTACTGGCCAAAAAGCAATTAAGTGGGCTGAACAAACTATGAATAAAGAATTAAACAAGTTACTTAAGACCGATAAAGATTATGTTATCGCAATTGACACCGATTCTTTATACGTCAACTTTGGACCACTCATAGAGAAATTTACTCCAAAGAATCCAGTTTTATTCTTAGATCAAATTTGTAAAGAACACTTTGAACCAGCTATAGAAAAAGCATATCATGAATTTTATATCATGCATAATGCATATAAGAATAGAATGGTCATGGCAAGAGAAGCAATATCAGATGTTGGTATCTGGACTGCAAAGAAAAGATATATTCTTAATGTACATAATAATGAAGGTGTTCAATACTCAGAACCAAAACTTAAGATTATGGGTATTGAAGCAATTAAATCATCAACACCTGAAATAGTTCGTAATAAATTTAAAGAAGCATTTAAATTAATAATATCTGGTACCGAAGATGAAACACAAAAATTTATTGCTAACTTTAAAGCAGAATTTAAAAGTTTACAACCAGAAGAAATAGCCTTTCCTCGTAGAGTTACAAACATTACAGATTGGCATGATAGAAAAACAATATTTAAAAAGAGTTGTCCAATACACGTTAGAGGTTCTCTCTTACATAATTATTATCTTAAAGAAAATAAACTAAATAACAAATATGAACTTATAACAAATGGTGATAGAATTAAGTTTGTATATTTAAAATTACCAAACTCAATAAGACAAAACGTGGTATCATTTAAAGATGTGTTACCAAAAGAATTAAAACTACATAACTATATTAACTATGATTTACAGTTCGAAAAAACATTTATCGAACCACTAAATTTAATACTCAACCCAATCGGCTGGAGTGCCGAAGAACAAGCAACCTTGGAGGATTTTTTCGTATGAGTACAAACTGGTTTAAAGACATGCAAGACATGCACAAGAAATATGGTGTAGACAAATGGATGAATGAAGAAAAGAAATCCGATTGGTCGAGACTAAATAAGTACATGGATTTTAGAATTAAAATGATGCAAGAAGAACTTGATGAAACAAGAGTTGCATTTCAAAATAAAAACGAAGAAGAAGTTGTTGATGGTATTATAGATCTATGTGTTTTTGCTATCGGCACTCTTGAGGTATTTGGTGTTGATGCTAATAAAGCATGGGATGAAGTATATAAAGCAAATATGTCAAAAGAAGTTGGCATTAAAGAAGGCAGGCCTAATCCTCTTGGTTTACCAGATTTAGTAAAACCAAAAGGTTGGGAAGGTCCAAGTCACGAGGGCAATTATGGAAATATCACTGACTCTTTTTAATAGTATATTTGATAATAAAACTGAGAAAAAGTTAAAGTTTGAAAACTTTGATGCTTTTGAAAAAGCATTGTATGGTCTATCAAATCGAGTTATAAAAACTAAAAAAGATGCACCACTAATGTCACCAGCACAGTATAAACCTAATACTACTCGTGCGAATGATAATGTTACAATATGGGCTGGCTGGTGCGCAGTCGATGTTGATGATTTTAAATATGAAGGAGATTTATATGACAATCTTCGTGCTAAGTTTGGTAGTTATAAGTTTGTCTGCTATTCTACTGCTAGCAGTACACAATCTTTACCAAAGTTTCGTATTGTCTTTCCACTTACAAAAAATGTTCAAGCTGAAAAGATTCGACACTTTTGGTTTGCTCTCCAAACGATACTCGGCGAAGTTGGAGATAAACAAACCAAAGATCTATCTCGCATGTATTATATTCCAGCAAAATATGATAATGCTTTTAATTTTATCTTTAGTAATGATGGCGTTGCTATCGATCCTGATGTGGTAATGAACAAAGTTCCATACAGAGAAAAGTCCGGAAGTACTTTTTTCGATAGACTACCAGAAGATATGCAAAAAGAAATTATAGAACATCGTAAGTCTAAACTTGATAATACAAATGTAAATTGGTCATCATATAAGAATTGTCCTTTCTTTCCAAAACAATTAGAAAAAGAATATCGAATGATAAGTAGTAGTGGTTGGTATCATAAGATGTATCAAATCATGGTTGCTACAGCTGGTAATGCAGTTAAAAACAAATATCCAATTACAGCTCAAGAAATTACAGCATTATGTAGAGAACTTGATACTGAAACTGGTAATTGGTATAAATCCCGTCCATTAGAAAAAGAAGCTGATAGAGCTCTCGAATACGTCTATAAAAATATTTAATTTTTTCCTTTACATCTAAGAGAAAACATAGTATAATATAATCATATTAAATAAAAAGAGGAGCTTAATATGAATTTTAGTGATGAAATAATTGGAAAAAGAATAATTAAAAACTTTGGTACTATTATGGCAGGACTTCGTATAAAATCAAATAAATTAGTTTCAGATACAGTTGAAGAATTATATGCAGAATATGTAAAAGGTAAAGCAATAAATGCAACTGGATATGATGCAATTTGTAAAGAAAATTATAAACATGAAATAAAATTTACTGATAGTTTACTTAAAAATAAAACTCTTAGAATTAGTAATCTAGCATCGAAAAATGGTAAATGTGATTTTATTGCAATAATAGATGGCATTAATAATTTAACTTCAATAATTCCTACAAAAGTTTTTTTCAAAAGAGCTAATATATTAACAAGTGGTTCTAAAGGCGAATTTTATTGGGATTCAGAATATTCAGGTAGACAAAAAAATAATACTAAATTATTTTTAGATTATGTAGTACCTAAAAGCTTTAGAGTTAATTAATATGTTAACTAAAAAAATACAAATAAGTGAAAAAAACAGTGTACATTTGTATTTTTTTAGTGTATAATAATACTATAAAATTAAAAAGGGA